ATTACATCTTGCTTTGTTTGCCCTAGTTCTAAAGGGTATACTGTATTACCAAAATCAGATCTACCTTTAGATTTAACGTTTTTTCCAAAATCTTGTGTGTTAAGAGGATCTAAATTGTTTATACTTACTGTATTATCTCCATCATCACCATTACCAGTATTAGCAGCTGCAGCAGCAGCGGCTTCTTCATTGGCTTCAACTACGTCAGCATTATTTGCGATAGATGCAATTGCTTTCTCTCTGCCTCCAAGTTTATCTGCACCAACTCTTGTAAATGAATTATTAGTTTGTGCATCTAAATTTTTATGTATATCACTCGTCACATCATTCAAATCTCTTTTTAATGCTGCCCCAGCAGTAGGAGTACCATTAGGTCCACCAGTTGCCATCAGTGGATAATCAGGATCACTGAATGAATATGATCTTCCACCATCTGTTGATACTGCAGCAGGAACCCATTGACTTTTATCGTTCTCAATGAAGAGAACTCTTTTTGCTCCAGTTATAATACCATTATTATCTTTAGTTAAAAATGTAACTGAGGTATGAGTTATATCAGTGCCACCTACGACATATTGATTTGCTTGAGCACCAGTAGTTTTAACCGTCCCACCAATATTTCTTGTCGTTTGATTTTTTGTGGCAATAACAGGGTTAGTTTTTTGATTATCAGGTAAGATAAACTGCACCTCACCCTTATCAAACTGTTCTTTAGTTCCTCCCTTAAATGGTGGTGCCATGAAAAATAAGTCTTTTATTTATTTATCAATGATTTTTCCATAATTAATATTCATTAAATCATCAAACTCATCATAATCAACAACATAGAGTTGACCTGCAACTTCTGCCCAAGTGTATGCCCTTGATTTTCTCCAGTGCATATTGATTCCAACAAATCCCCAATTGTAAACTGCAGTTACTGCAACTAAAGGATGTTGATCATAAGCAATGTTAGGAGTCTTTGCATTATATACGAAAGTATAATACCCGCCAACATCAGGAACAGGTGTTACAGTTTCTTTCAAAGCATCCATAATCATCATCATTTGTTCTTCGGTATCCATTACCGAATTTAACTTTTTTGAGATGCTTTCGATACGATTCATTTAATACCTAACTCGTCTTCTGTTATTATCTTGAATTCAATTCTTCTGTCAGCACAAAATTCTTTTGCTGCTCTCCACTTTGCTTTATTAATTTCCCAAGTGGTACATTCATAAATGTATGATTTAGTTTGTCTCTTAGGTTTTTTGGGTGCTTGAGTTTGTTTCTTAGGTTTCACCTCAATCACATAAGTCTTTATCTGACCAGTGCTTTCTTTTACTTTAATGATGAAGTCAGGATAGTATTTGTGAACTCTTCTATCCACAGGTGATACATATGGGATGTGAAATTCCTCACTTCCCCACTGTAAAATATTCTCATTGAGATCGCACCATCTACAAAACTTGCGTTCCCAACTACTTCGACATATAATATTAGTATAATCTCCCTTATATTTGTTGGGAAATGATGGACTGTATTTGCTTTTAATACTTTCTGCCATACATAATATATAAGGTAAAAATTATTTATAGATGACTAAACCAAGGTCAGTCTCAGAAATTAAGTCAGCACTACTAAGACCTGCACTAACCTCACATTTTCAGGTAACAATTCCTTTTCCTCCAGAGATAAAGGATGTGCTTGGAACTGGGCAAGATGGTCTTAATTTGGCATGTTCAGATGCAAGTCTTCCTGGATCCCAACTAGCCACTCTTGAAAATAACAATGATCGCACTGGTGTAACAGAGAAACATGCATATAGAAGACAGTTTGATGATAGGATTGATTTAACTTTTTATGTTGATGCTAAAGAATATACATCAATTCGTTTCTTTGAGGCATGGATTAGTTACATTATGAATGAAGACCTACAATCAAATCCATTTTCTGGTGGTGGTAATAATGATGCAGGACCTCCTCTTGCATCAAGAGCATATCACTATAGGGTAAAGTATCCTAATGATTATATTGCAGATCAAGGACTGAGTATTACAAAATTTGAAAGAGATTATCAACAACAATTGACTTATGAATTTATTAGATCTTTCCCACTTAGTATTTCATCGATGCCAGTTTCATTTGATGCATCATCGCTTTTGAAACTAACGGTGTCTATGAGTTATATTAGATATATTGTCATATCACCACCGAGAGCAACTATTCCAGGACTACCTGGATCTCCGACATTTTCAAATCAATCAAGTGTTAACGCTACATTACCTTTTGGTTCGTTTGGTTTAAATCAATCTGGTATTAATGCAAACCTCTCTGATCCAGCATTGCAATCAGCATTTAACACATCGCAGTTCACTAAATTGAATACGTATAATCTACCTGCTGGATCAAATGACCTAACAGGTATTAACCTGGGAATTGCCTAATAAATAATAACACTGAACATTTCTATAGGACATCATGCCTTTACCAAAGATTGCCACCCCACTATATGAACTTGAGTTGCCATCCACAGGAGAAACAATTGAATATAGACCATTCCTCGTAAAGGAGGAGAAGGTTCTTGTGATTGCTTTAGAGAGTGAGGACACAAAGCAAATCACAACCGCGATTAAAACAGTTATTAAAAACTGTATTAGAACAAAAGGAATTAAGGTAGAAGATCTACCGACGTTTGATATTGAGTATCTGTTTTTAAATATTCGTGGCAAGTCTGTCGGTGAAGAAATTGAGGTTAACGTAACTTGCTCGGATGATGGAGTCACTCAGGTTCCTATTAAGATTAATCTCGACGACATTAAAGTTCAAAAAAATGATGAACATACTAATAAAGTCAAGGTCGATGACTCTATTATGATGGAAATGAAGTATCCTTCATTAGATCAATTTATTAAAAATAATTTTGACTTTGATGATGGAAACTCCATGGAACAATCTTTCGATTTAATTGGATCTTGCATTGATAATATCTTTACTGAGGATGAAGTATGGGCAGTGGAAGACTGTTCCAAAAAAGAAATCACAGAGTTTCTTGAACAGATGAATTCATCTCAATTCAAAGAGATTGAAAAATTCTTTGAGACGATGCCCAAATTATCTCATACAATTAAGGTCAAGAATCCAAAGACCAAGAAAGAAAATGAGGTAGTAATTGAGGGATTAGCGGGTTTTTTCGCATAGCACTCCTACATATGGATCTGGAGAGCTATTACAGATTAAACTTTGCTTTGATGCAGTACCATAAATATTCATTAACTGAGATTGAAAATTTGATGCCTTGGGAACGAGACATCTATGTTGCACTACTGCAACAGCATCTTGAGGAAGAAGAATTAAAGCACAAACAAAGGAATGCCAACAGGTAACGTATCAGGTTCTAAGTTTTTCGGTGAAGAAAGATACCAGCAGTATGTTGACGAACTTACTGCTGAGGGAACCATTGGTGGTGAGCAATTATCTCCTGATGAAAGAAAGGAAGGATTTAAAAAGAGAAACGATAAGATAGGATTCCAAGATTTTGTAGGAAAAGTATTAGAAAAGAAGCAAACTGCAACTGTATCTAAAGCACCAAAATCATTACCAGGCAGAGGACGTGGTGGTGCTTTGGTTAAGAGACCATCAAATGGTAGTTTAGCAAAAGAAGATATAAGTAAAGCAATTCCTCAAGAGGGTAGTAATATACTTGAGGAGATATTAAAGATTGTCACATCAGTTCGTGATACTCTTGTAGATCAAAATAAGTTTGACAAGAAGCAAGCAAAAAAAGATAGACAGTCCGCAGAGAGAGGTAAGAGAGCAAAAAAAGAAGGTAGATTAGAAGGCAATATTTTTAAGGGATTAGTAAAAGGGGTAGGTAAAGTCCTTAAACCAGTCAAGGGATTGTTTGAGAGAGTTTTTGATTTTATAAAAACAATCTTGATAGGAAGAATGGTTGTTAAACTACTTGAATGGATGGGTAATAAAGATAATCAAGATAAAGTAACAGCAATTGGTACGTTTTTAAGTAAGACCTGGCCTGCACTTTTAGCTGCATATCTATTATTTGGTAATGGTCTAGGTAGATTCATCACTAAGATGATCTTGATGACCTTAAAGTTCATCCCTAAGATCGCAATGACCATTGCAAAACTTGCTGCTGCTCACCCATTAGCAGCTGCTGCAATTGCTGGTGCTGGATTATTTGTTGCTGGTGCAGTCATTCCTAAATTAATGCCTGGGACAGTTGATGAGCAAGAGAGAAAAATTGCTGAACAACCAGGAACGCCTGAAGAGAAAATTAAAAAACTTGAAGAGCAGAAAGCAAATTTAAACTTCCTTGAGAGAATGCAGGGAGTTGGTGCAGAAATTGATGAGCAAATAAAGTTTTTAGAGACTGGAAAGACTGCTGCATATTCTGGTGGTGGTTTGGTTAGAGGATTTTCTGGCGGTGGACATGCTTTAGCATCTGGAACTGATACTGTTCCTGCTATGCTAACTCCAGGTGAGTTTGTTATGAGTCGTGGCGCAGTTCAAAAATATGGTTCGAGTACACTTAGATCAATGAATGCTGCTGGTGGTGGAACCAACAGACCCACAATG